GGATTCTCAATGTCCCTATCACGATTGAGCCAATCATAGAACAGGTTATACATGTTCTCTTGGGTTAGTAATCCAGCAGGTGCAGCACCCTGCATCAGAATCTGGATGCGAGACAATGCTCGTTGATTCTGTAACTCTGCATCTGTGGCCTCGACAGATCCAACCCATGATATATTCACCTTCACCAAGAAGTCCTCAGGACGAAGCAGAGTCCCACCAACGTATCTAGGTGTATCCACCGAGTCCTTCAGGATGAAATACATGTGCTGCGCTACCTCGGATAGCGTCTCTAAGAACAGCGCAATATCCGCACTAATCTGTCTACCTGAGCTTTGCTGAACCGTTTGGATTTCAGTAGCTGTTCTCGAACCCCCAGGGTTGACTGCCGAGCGAAGAGAGAAATCTGCGATGGACAGGTACTCTTCGGCATATGCCTTTGCCTGTTGCTCAAGTCTCTCGCTTGACATATCGACTGTGATCCCTTTATTGATCTGCTCGACCTCACCTGTCTCGGCCTCGATGATTTGCCCAGGGCGGAATCTAATCTCATCCCCCGCCATTCCGAGTTGTTTAGATACACGCCACATTGGTGCGTTGTTAAACTCATCTCTGATTAACCTCGCGTTATACATCTTCTCTATCGTTTGATGTAGCCCCCGAATCTTTTCAGGTACTCCACGACTTGAGTACCAACGGGGAGATTTAAGCTCAAAGTCGTGCTTAACATAAGTAAAGAGTCCGTGTGAGTAAGGGAGTTCTCTCTCCTGTAGAATAACGATATCTCCCTCTGGTTGCTGTCCTTTATTAACACGATCAGCACTTCGTTCGACCCAGGTAAACACCCACTTCTTATCCTCATAATACGTCTGACATTCTCTAACATTGAATAGAGTCGATTTCTGTTCACTAGCGTTAATCCCTTCTGCGGTGGCCCAAGAATTGGTGGTGAGTGAATCATCTGTCGTCCCATTATCAGGGTCTAGTTTCTCCACCGCACCTTCGTCATATATCCTACTCTCAGCCAACTCTTTAATCTTGTGATAGGGCATCCACATGTCATGCGTGATACGAGTGGTATTCTGAAGTTCACAGGTAGAAGCGGGAACAATTATCCTAATGCCCTTCTCAGGGATGACGGTAGGTTCGCTGTATGATTTATCTACAGAGAACTGTACGAAATTCTTCCCACCTTTTACCTGCTTCACTATCGAATCCAACTGCTCCGCATCATCCTCATCTTCCGCATCCAACTCGTATTTAATGATGAAGTAATTCTTAATCTCCACATCCTTGAGCTTGCGGAACGCCTTTAAATCTTCCACAGGAAACTTCTTCAGGTCCAACTTAATATTCGCCTTCTTCGTGTAGAACTTCTCAATGACCTTAAACAGGCTATGCCCGTTTTCCAGGAAGTAATCAACAAATAGCGTAATCTTCTTGGCCCATTGGAAATCACGTTTTCTCACCAACCCATTTAACGCAGACTCAATCCTCTTAGCCGACTCTTTGGCGAATGGAGGTTGCTCAACACCCTCTTCCACCGTCACCACAATCTGCTTCTTCATCATGGTGGCAACACTGACGTACATCGCCTTTAGCTTCGTGATGAACTTATCGGTGATAGGGATAGGGACAGAGGACGCACCTGGGTACGGATTATTCGTCCGCTTACGGAGTCCAAGCCGAAGGTTATACGCCACCACCTGCTTATCCTTCCAAGTCTGCCGATCTTGGTCATCGTATCTGACTCTCTGAGCCAACTCTTTGATAAACTTGTATCTCTCAGAATCATTAGTGGAAATCTTATTGCTCTTTTCCTTCAGTTCAACTTCCTGCATGGGAACTCTCTTTCTTGAAGTTAATAATCTTGTTCAATTCTTTAAGATGCCTTGCGTATAGGCTAAATATCTTTATCAATTCTTCCCGATTGTAGATAATGTTGTACATCGGGGCGTTAGATACTCTCATCTCTTCAATTTTACACCCGATGTCTACTATTTCTTGGCTAAAGTCGCTATTTTCTGTAAATTTTCTGCACAATTTGGTCATAAAGTTCAGTATTTAGTGAAATATCGTATGGAAGACGTACCTGCACATCTTCCCTGGTGATTTTAAATACATCGGGCTTGGATATCTTTGCCAATTCGTACACTGTCTTTCTTCCTGTGCCTACGTGAATGGTCCTTGGGAACACTGCCACATTCTGTATCACCTTCATAATCTTCGGTGCTATCACATCGACGTAATCTGCGGAGGTAAATTGATCTACACAGGCTCCATCGTGGTTAAATGGGCGGGGTTTAAAGCTAGTGCGTATGGTGACTCCGCTAGTCCTTATAGCTTCGTACTCACCTAGCAACTTTGTCAGCCCATAGAAGTTCACAGGGTCAGGGTAATCAAGCTCTCCATAGTTTCCAGTTCTTCCATTAAACACCCCGTCAGTAGAGATATAGATCATGGGAATTCCAAGTAGCGCAAGATTCCTAGTCCCTATCACATTGGTGTCGTAGCAAATCTTCTTATCAAATTCCGCATTGGCAACATCGGTGTAGGCGGCGCAGTGGACGATTAGTGAGTACTGGTAAGTATCCCAAATACCATCTGTTAATATATCCATCTCTTTATGACTCGGCGCATAGAAGTCAATATTCTCATCTATCATTAACTTCTTTAATTCTGTTCCTATGAGTCCATTTCCACCAGTCAGTAGAATCTTACTCATCTAAATGGTCCCCCCAGTTTCCGTAGGCATCCTCATCAGGGATAATCTTGCTAGAACCAAATGCGTATCTACTCTGCCTATATCTATCCTTCATCTCAACCTCGTCCCTAGAGTGAGTGAATTTGAGTCCCTCGACACTCAGCACCCACGCATCTGCCCTGTCAGGTGAGGAAGATATCAGTTTCTTAATATCTTCTTTCGGGATGATGATGATTCGTCCATTCTTAGTCTCATACTTCGTGGCGTTTAATTGTCGATGCAAGGTATAATCATCATCTACCTGCACATTCCCCGACTTCAGCATCTTCGCCGCTGTGTAGTAGCACTCTGCCCTCTTATTGAAGAACTTCACCTTGTCAGTAGCCTGCTCATTCGACTTAAACGCTACGAGCTTCACCCCATCGACATTCTTCCCCAGTAGCATAGACACCATGTTGACCAGATCATTTCCTATCGCATCGCAGATGAAAACCTGCGCCGAGTATTTATTAATCATCGCGACACACTCAGCGGCAAGCCCCTCAGCACTCCCCTTCAGATACTTCTTATCCAACATGTTCCCATTGTTGCTCACATACACCACCGCCTCATCATCCCCCTCACCAGCATAATCAGCCGCCACGATGACTCGCTCCCTCGACATATTCGGCTTGTTATGCACCCCTTTCTTCAAGTCTTCCCATGGAAACAATATCCCCTCATCCGACATTTCATAGGAAATATCAAGCTCCTGTGCTATCGCAATCTTGTCGTAGTTCCTCCTAGCACACTCATTCTGATACCACCCCTCATTCTTCTCAGGATGTAGTTTCCAATGGAAAGTCCTTGTATCTATGGCCCCTGAGTGACGAAGCTCGGCAAAGTGGTTGTTAAAACCTTGTGGCGTAGAGACTACAATCCTACAGTTCGTAGAGTCACCACTAGACCTCCACGCAGCCTTATCGCACTCCCAGAAAGCAAACTCATCAAAGAATATCGCCCTGCGTCTTCCACCACGGCTGAAGTTATTATTCGTTGCCTCGCCAGATATCGTAGCCCTGCTATCAGGATTTATAATCCTCATGTAGTTTGAGTGGGTCTTTAGGTCAAATCCTTTTGGGCGTAGGAACGCTGGTTCGTTCTTGATGATAAACCTTATCTTCTCCATCAGCGTATCCATGTTGCCCATGACGTCGATGTAGGACTCTTTGCGGGAACCTACAAGGAAGTCGAAGCCGCTGCCTGCAAACTGCCAGTACCAGGTTATTACCAACAGTACACACCAAGTGATTCCCATGTCCCTGGACTTATCAATCAAGATATCCTTCTGGTTGTCGATACGCCAACACAGCTCCTTGATGAACTTCTCCTGAAAGTCATAGAGGACGAAAGGAATGACCGAGGGATTCTTCCTAGGATCGTAGGTATAGACGAATGAGTTAATCCAGAATATGATATCATCTTTGCATATACTTTTTAAAAGGGGCCGTATCTCTGCACTACGAATAGTCTTTAAGGCAAGTTTGACTCGGTACTCCATGTTCTCGTTTAGCGTCTTCGGGCATTCAAACGCCGCATTCATGGCATCGACCTTATCGGCATTACTGGCGTTCTGGCTGGTGATCGAGTCCACCTTGATATTCGTTCCTGCGATGTCTGGGGGAGTAAAGTTTCTATTGCTCTCAGCCATCAAGCCACCAGACTCCGTCCTCTGTCTCGTAGATAAGAAACTCTGGGTAGTTGCAGATCATCCTACCTTTCCTCATAGAAATCCTTCCAAATCTTGCAGCCGAGGTAGACGATGAAAACTATTACCATAAACTGACCTATAATCATATTCCAACCCAGAAAATTATTGGCAAAATTACTCCAACAAATAATAATGCACCTATAAAAATTCCTGTCATAAACTCTTCATCTTCAAGCATAGTTACCTTTCTTTTTGATTGGAAAAAAGTAGTATTTACCTTTGAACTTCTTCACACTTTTCTTCTTCATCTTATTAACAATTTTTCTAAGAGTTTTAGTTGTGAGTTTCATAGTACCCCATTATCTGAATAGAAATTATCCATCTCTTCTTCTATCAGCTGCTTCATAGTGTCTGGATCAATCCACGTAATGCCTAGATATCGCCCTAGTTTCTTTCCGTCGAAGATACTTTCCATAATCTTCCTTTTTGTACGATTAATATAGAAAAAAATATATAAAATTTGGTAGAGGTCCCATGCTCCTAGACCCCACTCCGCCCTTTTGGGGGTATGGGTACCCTATTCATTGTAGATCATCAAACAAACTACGCTCTTGTTTTACTCTGTATACATATCATGTCTTGTCTGCGCTTCCATGTTCTAAGTCTATGGCAGTTGGCACACACAAGCTCACACTTTGATATCTCATTTTGTATTCTTGCATGTGATAGGCTTCTAGCGTTTGGGCTTCCAAGATTAAATTCTTTATTACCTATAACGTGGTCAAACTCCATCACGCTATGATGAAATACTCCTCCGCAGTCTAAACATGGTTTATCTTTGAACGACCGGATAAACTCAATAGTTCTTTTCTTAACTATTTTTCTATGCTGTCTGTCATATTCTTTTCTATGGTGACTAGGAATTTTAATTCCCTTTCTATTTTCATATTGCGCATAGGCACCTCACTCAAGTTGTGCTTCGCTTGCATTAGGCATTGAAGACAGACAAGGTAGCATCGGCGCCGGTGGTGCTGGCATGTGAACCAGT